AGCGCCCGGCGAATAGCCGCCACCACCTCCGCCGCCCCAGCCTGCCCCGCCGCCCGCGCCGCCGGTCTTAAAAACGGTTGCGCGCGACTGCCGGGGTGCTTTGATTTCCCGTTGCGAACAAGATTCCGGATCACCTGCTTCCGCTTGGCACCGGCCACGTTGTAGTGCGGGGCTGTGCCGTATTCGACAAAATGGGCATAAAACGCCACTTTTCTGCGCTCACCGAACACACCGGCCTTGGCCGCCAACCCGCCAGCAAACACACCGATCCGGATGCTGTCCCGCAGCGTCCCCGGTTGCGTCACCTTCCACGCCTTTCCGCGAAAACGCTTGCCCCGATCAATAGGGACACGCGCCACCGGGGCCAGCGCCCGCGCCCGGTCGCGCACGTTCTTCGACCACGCGATCACTGCCTTCCGGATCTCGCGCTTGCCTTCCTTGGGCAGTGTTTTCAGGAGTTTCGACAGCCCGCCGTCCGTCATCAGGATTCGGCTTTGCGCGCTGGCATAGCCGCCTCCGCCGCGCTTAACAGCCGCCATTACACCCCCACGCCCCGCTCGCACTCCAGCGTCAAATACTCGTTCCGCTCATCCATGTTCCGCACCGTCCGGATGTTCAGCGGCACCCCACCCCACAGGGCGCGCCAGCCCGTCGTCACGGCCAGCGCCGCCTGCCGCCGGATCGTCACCTCAAAAAGTTGGGCCGCCTCCAGCCCGCCGCGCGCCGCCTGCTCCCGACCGGAGAGGGGCCGCACCCGCGCCCACACCACGCTCCCCGCCGTCCATGCCAGCGCATTGCCGCCCCCGCCATCCGCTGTCAGCACTTCCTGCTGCAGCGTCACCCGCTCGCGCATATCGCCGATCTTCATGTCACACCCCCACCGGCATCCGCACCGTCTGCATGATCGACTGCACCGCCATCGGCGCTTCCGTCATGGCCTGCCCGTGGGCGGGTTCGCGATTGGCATACCAGTGCGCCACCAGAAACTTGAGGCCGTGCTTCACCAGCTCGGGCACATTTGACGCCGATGCCCCAAATCCCGCCACAAACTCAACACGCACCCCCTGCGGCTGGCCCGTCTGCACCATCGGCCACACCGTGCCGGAGGCAGGCACCACCACCGCCTGCGGCGGCTCGATCGACACAACATACGCACTCCCCGCCAGCGTCTGCAGGGTGCCGGATCCGTCCAGATATTTGACCGAGGATACCGACTGCACCGGCATCCGGGGCAACCGCAACACCACGTCACACGGCCAGTCAGGCAGCGACAGCAGCAGCGTCTGGGTGATCAGCTTAAGGGCCGTCTGGTCCTCAAAATACCCCGTCGCGGCCTCAATTAGCGCTGTCACATACGCGTCGTCGTCCGTCCCGCTCAAGCGCAGGTGCGCCTTCGCATCACTCAGCGACAGGGCCACCGCCCCCGGCGGCGCCACAACGGACAGCAAGGATGTCACGATCAGCCCTTCTTGCGCTTCTTCAGCTTTGCAGGAGGAGGCGGCAGATCTTCAACCGGTTCATCCTCCGGCATGTCGGCGTCAGCCACCTGATCCCCCACCTGCTCCGCCGCTTCAGGTTCATCCTCAGGCAGGTCGGCATCAGCCACCAGATCCCCAACCTGTTCCGCCGCGCCGCTGTAGATCAGCGATAAGGCCCATGGCTCCGGCAGGTCACACACCTCTCCCGCCACAAACCGGCGCACCCCGCCCGTGGAGGCCCCGTCCTGCGCCTCAAAGGGCGTTCTGATGCAGATCTTCATGTTTCACCTCACAAAATAGTGGGGTGACGCCGCAACGCCACCCCATCACCATCCTCACGTTGCGGCGATATTGGCCGCGACGCCAGAGGCGGGCGCAAGGGCGAGATGCCCCAGCGTCCACATCCCGGCCACCACCGCGTTGGTGCCGGTCGTCCCCGTCACCACGGCGCGCACATAGCGCTTGGTACCGCCGTAGCCGATCGAACCCACGGGCACGTTGTCAGAGGCGTCGTCCGTCACCGTCAGGTCCGCTTCCAGCCCAATCAGGTCGGCATCAGCCACCGCCGTAAAGGCCGAATCAGCGGTCGTGTCGCTTTCCTGAATCTCCAGCGCAAACCCGGCGGCAGTGCCCGCGTCCGTCACCGTTCCCGTCTGCAGGTGAAACGTGGCGGACCCGGCCCCGGTCAGGTCCACGATATTACCCTTGGCCGGTGTCGTCCCGGAAAGGGTGGCCTGCAGGCCAAAGGCCAGCTTGGTGTTGTTCTTGCGATCGCGCATGTCCTGATCTCCTGATCTCGTGTTCAAAGCGCGCCGGAGACAATCCCCGGCGCGGCCCTTGGTTCAACTACACAAACTTCACCAGCTTGAAGGCGTCAAAGTTCACCACATCACCGCCCACCCGCTTCGTCGTGTAGAAGCGGACGTTCGGCTTGTCGGTATACGGATCGCGCAGCATGCGGATGCCCACGCGGTCCACAATCTGGTAGGCCTCGCGGAAGTCACCGAACGCGATCGACAGCGAGCTCGCCGCGATCGCGGGCATATCCGCCATCACCTCAACCCCGAAGCCCATGCAAGTCGGCAGGAAGCTGTTGGCCAGAACCGCCGTGCCATACAGGTAGTTCCCGTCGGCGTCCTTCAGCTTCCGGACCTCGGCCAGCGTTGTCTGGTTCATCAACCACTTGGCGTTAGCCTGATACTCCACCTTCAGCGCGTGCACCGCATCCAGCAGCTTGTCCGAGCCGTTCGGGGCCGTGCCAAAGCCACCACTCGTGCCCGTGCCGATATGCTGCACCACCCCCCACGTCCGGGAGGCGTCTGCCGTCGCCGCCGTGGTGTAGGTCACAATGCCGCGCGGCTTGGCCACACCATCGCCGGAGATGAAGGCAGCACCCTCTTTCCGCGCGAACAACACCGCCAGCTTGCCCGTCAAAAACGCCTCGATGTCCACAACGCTGTCATCAATCAGCATCTGCGACACCTTCGGATTGGCCGCCAGTTCGTTGGCCTGAATCCGCACCTTCTTGAAGGTATTGCCGGAGGTCTCGGAGCGGGTCTGCGTCTCGCCCACCCACGCCGCGTCCACGTCGTTGTTGTCAACCAGCACTTCCAGCGCATCCGTCGAGATCTGCGTCGCCAGCGCCAGCCGCCGCATGTCAGACATCGCCGTGAGGCGCGCCACAATGCGACTGTCCATGGTCGCGGGCACCAGAAAACCGCCAGCCGGATCCGACCCGACAGTCATCGCTTTCCGTTCCAGATCCCGCAGCCCGCTCTCCGTCCCTTTGCGCACAAAGTTCAGAAAGGCATCCTTGTGCTCCCGCTGCTCCGCCGTCTCACCCTTGCCGGTGCCGCCACCCGAAAGGTCGGCCAGCGTGTTCATCCGCTCGAGCGCGGCCACATGCTGCGCCTTGGCCTGCTGCTCGATGCGGGCAATCTCCGCATTGATGCGATCAACCTTCTCCGTCAGCACCACGTCGGCCTTCTTCTGGCTCGCGTCGTTCGCTTCCTTGAACTGGTCAAAGGCCTTGTTCAGGTCCGCCAGCGTCCCCTTGATCTCGTCTTCCATGATGTTCTCTCCGTTCGGTTAGACACCGCGCAGGCGCGCGGCCAGTGTTTTCAACAGGGTCATCACCTCATCCCGAGTGTCAGACCCCACATCAGACGTGGCGGACGCGTCCCGCGCCCCGGCCCCCGCCGTGAATCCGTTTCGGCTGATATCAGCCGCCTCCTTGCGCGAAAACCCGTGGTCCCGCAGCATTTTCTCGAAATCGCGCACAGTCGCCGGTCGCGTCTTCACGCGCGTCACCGTCGCCTGCTCATTGGCCGGGAATGTCACAAGGCTCACTTCCAGCAGGTCCACGCTCCGCAGCTCATACACGCGCGTGTCCGGGTTCATCCCGCCGTCCTTCACCCGATAACCGATCGAGAGGCCGTCCAGCGCCCCCGCTTTGAGCAGCGCATAGGCCTCCGCGCCCTTGGGCACATCCAGCAACAGCCGCCCGCGAACACGCAGCCCTGTCCCGTCTTCCACCACCTCTTCCCACACGCCGATCGGCTGGCTGGTGTCATGCTGCCACAGCATCTTCGGCATCGTGCCCTTGGCCTTGTGCGCGGCCATCGTCTCACCGAAGGCCCCCGGTATCACCACATCGCCATAGCTGTCCACGTTGCCAATCACAGACCCGTAACCCTCGATCAGGCCCTCATCACCCTCCACCGCCTTCAGCGTAAAGGCGCGATCAAGATGCTTCATCTCCATGCCGTTCCCCCTAAACCTTCGCCTGATCCGGGCTGGCGTCCGCCGCCGGTGTGCCAACTGGCGCTTTCCCCGCCGGAGCCGCCCCCATGTTCAACTGCCGCATGAAGGTGTCTCCGCCCGCATACGGGGCCTTACCCAAAAATCGGCGCCACTCATTCGGACTCACCACGCCGTTCTGCGCCTCGATATTCAGGATCTGCGCCCGCGTGAAGCTGTCACCGCGCAGCAACGCGGATTCGTTGAACTTGCATAAATACTGGCTGTCCGGCCCCAGAACAGACGCATTCAAAGCCTCTTCAATCCGCTGCAGATGCGGCAGCAGGCCGTAGGTCACAAAATTGATGCCCTGATGCTCGATGTTGTTATAGGTCATCTTGTCCATCAGGCCGATCAGGTGCGGCGGCACCCCCATCACAGCGCAGATCTGCGCAGCAACGCTCTGCTGCTGCTCGGTCAACTGGCTGTCGCTGGCTGTCGCCGCCAGCGTCGTGACATCCATCCCGCCGGACAGCAGCATGATGCGAAACTTGTTTCGGCCAGAATACGCCTCTTCAATCTGCCGCTTCCGCGCCTCAAAATCCTCCGGTTTCAGCGGCCCTGGATATTTCAGCACCACCTGCCCTGGCACGGCCTGATTGTCAAAAAACGCGCGGGCGTGGTCTGCGATGGACAAATCAAGGTTGATCAACCGCGCCGCCACATCCCGCAGGCTCATCCCCACCGCGCCGTCATACACCATCCCCTGCACATGCAGGATCTTCTCCGCGCCGAAGGTGCGCACCGCGCCGTCCTTCGGGTTCGTCCAGGTATAAACCGGCTCCATGAACGTATTAAGTTCAACCTGCATGTTCTCCGGCGCCAGCGGAATCAGCGACCGCAACACCCCGTTCACCTCGTTTTTAAGCGCATAAAAGTTTCCGCGCAGAATCAGGTTCATCATGATCTGCGCCTTCAGCACACTGGGCACCTGAAACGCATTTGGCTTGATGTTCAAAACCCGCCACAGCGGGTGGTTGGTCTGGTCCTCCGTGCTCTGGTCATCCCGCCCCAGAATCTTGATCGGCAGGATGCTGGCCGAGTTCGCCAGCACCCGCAAACAGGCATAAACAACCGCAGAATGAAACTCGGCTGGCCCCCGTCCGGAGAACCCGCCATCCATCACCACATGGCCGATCACCCGACCGAAAGGCGTATTGAGGCTCTGCGCATCCGACTTCCGACCGGACGACAGGAAAGAGAACAGCCCCACGCGCACACCTCGTCAGAACATGTAGAACCCGGCCACCGGGCCGTTGGTCGGCACCGCCACCGTCATCGCGCCAGCGCTGGCCAGCAGCGCGGCGTCCACGCCGTCAATCTTCCGGGTCGAATCCCGGCTACTCTTTTTCGGCAGCAAACTCTTGTCAACGCGCCGCTCCACCGCCGCGTTGCCAACCATCCACCGCATCACCTTGTTGCCGTCGTGCCGCAGCCGCCCGCGCAGGATGCGCGATTCAAACTCCGTCGCCGGGGCCGTGAAGTTCTTGGCCGTTTTCGCGTAAAACCCAACGTGTTCCACCTCATCCTTCAGCGCCTCGGCCAGCATCTGCGCGCCGGAAAACTGATCAAACAGGATGGACCGCACGTTAAACATCGCGATGTCGGCCCGCAGATCCTCAAGTATCTTTTCCCGGCTGATCCAGTCCCCCTCCGTCAGGGTCAGATCGCCACTGGTCGCCCAGTCCAGGTAATGCGCGCCCGTTGTGTGCGCGCGCTCGCCCACCACATCCGCAGGCAGGTAGAAGCGAAACAACAGCACCGGATGCCACTCATCATCCAGAAACTGAAGACAAACCGCCGTGATGTCGTTCTTGTCCGAGAGATCACACCCAATCCAGCAATCCCGCCCCGCAAACTGTTCGCGTCGCAGCGCAGGATCCGCGCACCGGTCCCACTTGGCCACGTCCAGCCAAGATGAAACGGCATTCAACCAGATGTTGAGACGCTTTGTCTTGAACTCACCTTGCGACGGAACCGAATGTTTCGCGATCGCCGCATAACCTCTGAACTGCGGCAGCAGCACAGATACACCCAGATTCGGATTTGCCTTGATCCACACCGCCTCGTCAAACGGGTCGTCACCCTCATCCAGCGTATAGATCAGCGCAAAGTAGTCGTTGGCCTCCAGTGTCCCGGAGAGAACGTCTTCAGAAATCTTCCTTTGTTCGTAACACACCCCCTGCGTATTATAACCAGCCGTCGTAATCATCCACATCAGCGGGTTCCGCCGCGACCCGAACGCGGACGCCAACACGTCATACAAGCCCCGGTCCTTATGGGCGTGAAGCTCGTCAATCACAACCAGATGCGGGTTCTTCCCGTCCTGCTTCCCGGCCTCCGCATTGATCGGGCGGATGGATCCGCCATTCATGTCGCAAACGATCGCGTCCTTGTAGACCGTGAGCTCCGCTGCATCCCGCAGATCTGGCGTGCGCCTGACCATCAGCTTGGCCGGATCAAAAACATGCCGCGCCTGATCGCCAGTTGTGGCTGCCGTCAGCACCTTTGGCCCAAGCTCGCCCTCCATCACGAGACAATACAGCGCGATCACGCTGGAGAGCGTGCTCTTCGCGTTCTTGCGCGCCACCTCGATATACACATTCCGGAACCGCCGCGTCCCGTCCGGCAGCCGGAACCCGAACACATTCGCCAGCAAAAAGATCTGCCACGGCTCCAGCCGGATCCGCGCGCTGTCCCACGTCCCCTCCACATGGGGCAGCAGCTCAACAAAACCACACACATGGGCCACCGCAGCCGGGCTAAAAACCCACCGCTTTTTCTCCCTCAGATCCCGCTTGAACCGATAACACGCCGCCTTCACCAGCTTGCAGGCCACGATCCGGCCCCGCAACACGGCGTCGGCATAGCCCAGCGCCACCGCCGCATAGTCAGGTGCGGACGCCATGAATCCCCGCCAGAAACGGGTTCTTGGCCTTTGCGCTTTCCTTGGCCAAAGTCACCTTCCGGCTGGACGGTGTCTCCAGAAACTCAGCCGCGAAGAGCCTTAACGTGTTGTAGGCCGCCATCGAAATCGGAACATGAAACATCTTGTGGCTGGCCAGCGCCTGCTTCAGCGTGTCCTCATCGCCCGAGGCCATCGCCCGCCGCACATCCGCTTCAAGCGCAGCATTTAGTTTTCGCGTCTGCTGAATCCAGGCTTGCAGCTCGCAGTATTCCGCGAGGGTATCCAGATCCCCGCTGATGTCCTGCCCGCGCTTCACAAACCGCGCCACCTTCGCCACCCACACCCGCGCGGCCTCCGGCGTCAGTTGCGCCGGTGGCGGCACCTCTGGCGGCTTGTCACCACCCGCCACGCCCCCAGCAGGGGCGGCATACAGCGACACCACCTTCCGGTCATGGCGCAGTGTCCCGGCGGCCTTCTTGTGCTCCGTCGTCGTCCCCTTCGGCCCGCGCCTCATGACACCCTACGCGCGCCCGAACCCGCCGTCCTCCGTCGCTGTCTTGTGGCTGTGGCAGGCCTTGCAGAGGGCTTGCAGGTTGTGCCTTTCGTGCGTTCCCCCGCGCGCCAGCGGCGTTCGGTGGTCCACCTCCGTGGCTGGTGCCCCGCACGGGCACACCGGGCACTCATACAGCACCTGCCGCCGCACCTTCTGCCAGTTGGCCCCATACCCCCGTCGGTGCGGCGAGAGACGAGGGTATCCATCACCCCCCCGTTCAGGCAGGCGCACAGCAAAGCGGTCCGCCGCTTTGTAGGAGGGTGGACGCTTCGCCATCTACACACACTTTCCGAGAATGGCAATTTTATACCTTCCGGTGGCGAGGCTGTCAAGTGCCCAAAAAGATCACACATCTGCTGGCATCCCGTAACAGGTCGCGAGCGAATCAAGCGCCCCCTGCACCAGCACCCGCCCCAGTTCACGCGCCGCCCGCACCGTCCCGGCCCCGCGCCGCAGGCCTATGTCCGTCAGGCTCCAGCGCCCGTCCGTCACCCACAGGATCACCTCGCACTCGTGCGCCGTCACAGCCCCCAGCGCGTGGCGCACCCGCCGCAACGCATCCGCCCGCCGGTCGCTCCACTCACACACCCCGCCACCGGTCGCCAGCAGGTTCACGGTC